AATCCATTCAACCCATCTACAAATCTTTGCCTAGCACAACCAGGACATTTGAGTGAGCAGTGATTTGTAGCATCTAAATTGATTCCACGAAACCTAACCACAATACCTATGACAAATAAGAGGAAGAGAATCATCATGTCTCTCCACCTTATCTATGAAACCTTTCCACTCATCAGAGTCCAGCACCTCCTGAACTGTATTATCCTTGAGGTTGAACTTATCTTGTAATAACTCTGGTATGTACTTTTTGTTTTGATTATCGTACCAACAGCATGGTAGTAAGTGCCCTGTAGCAGACCACGCTAGATACCCACCATGTTCAAGACACTTGGGTTTCATATGTGATACTCCCACATAAATGACCTATCACCATACTCATCTGCTTTCTTCCATCTATCTCCTTCAGTATCCACCACATCGTCATCCTCAAGTCCATCAAGCACAAAACCAAATGGTGCCATGTCTTGTTCTATAGCATTCTTCTGTTCTTCGTATATACGTTTCCTTACATCTTGATCTGTCATCTCTTTGAAGTAATCTTGTGCCACTAACCATGAGAATATGACAAGACACATAGCGAGGTCATCATTACAACCTTCTTCTGCCTCAAACGATTGCTTCTTCTGTATAAACGTGGTCAATTCCGATATGATATTATAATCACAGAATATAAGTTTGTCCTCCTCTATCAGTGTCTTCAGGTTAGAGCAACCAACCTTTTTAGTAACTGTGCTCATCTTGACACCTAGTTGTGTCTTGACACCAGAGAATCCTGACCCCACTATCTGACCTGCTCTACCACGCATGGCAACCATGAGTAGGTTCTCATACTCAAGGTCATAGAATAGTATGGATGCTACTTGATCACCAATATCATTTACCTCACACAACACGTATGCATTATTATACGCTGTAGCCACATCATGTATGATAGATGGGAACAACATAGGTTTGACTTCGTTGTCTCTATACGTAGCGACTATCTTGTATGGGAACTCTGTGATGTCTGCAACTATGAAAGCACTATAATCCTTTGATATACCTCTTGCTACGTCCACTGTCACGATATAATCTCGTTTCTCAAATGGTCTCTCGTACACAGAGAGTTTACCGTTCTGTTCTATAGGTTGTTCATATACCAGTGACTTGAGTTTTGCAGCAGAGATAAGAGTGTCAACAGATCCTAAGAACTCACACTCGAACTCAATAGCAAACTGTTGCTTGCTAGTGTTCTTGATAGTCTGTTCTTTCCACTTAGCATCTCTACCTGGTACTTCAGACCAGTGAACCTCAGTGGGACAATACTCGTTCTGCCCACGCTCCGCATCATGCCACATTCGGTAGAAGTGGTTCATACCATGTGGAGTGGATACTATTATAACCTTCGTAGATTTACCAGAAGATATAGTAGGATACACAGATGCAAAGAAGTCATCTGCTAGGTGGTTTTGTACGAATGCGAATTCGTCTAAGAATATTATGTTGAATGACATACCTCGAACTGCAGATGCCGAGGTACTTGCTGCTATTATTTTTGATCCGTTTTCGAGTTCCATGGATCCTTTGTTCCATGCGATGATGCCTTGCTGCATCCACCTCGGCAGGTTTTCATACGCCAATTGTAGTCGTCCGAGGAGATCTCTAGCAGTCGCTGCTTTGTTAGCGAGGATTCCGATGTTAACATTATCGTTGAAGATAGCGTAATGGAGTAAGTATGATACCACAGTCGTAGACTTTCCAGTCTGTCGTGGCATTTTACAAATATTAAATCTATGCTTATGAAAATTCTTTATAAGTTTCTTCTGAAACTTGTACATGTTGAAATGAACTAGACCCTCATCCACGTTCACTATTCGTATGTGCTTCTCTGTGAAGTATACTGGGTCTGCCTTACACTTGAGGAACTCCTTTACATGTTCCTCAGTGAATTCTTGTTGTGTATTTGCTTTTTTTAGATTAGGATTACCAAGATAAATGTCACTCATAAAATCATAATTTGTTTAGATAATCCTTGAATGTAATTTTAGATTCTTTGCTGAATGATGATGTTCCAAAAGCACCTGACGCAGAACCCACAGCACTCTTTGTTTTTCTACGTACAGTATCAGCAACGTCACCTGCAACTTGAGCTGTTTTCTTTGTTACGTCACCAGTTGTTTGTAAGTTTTTCTTTATACCTTCTTTCTTCTTCTTTGTAACTTTATCAATTGCCTTGAGTTTTCTCTCACCTCTTTTTGTCCTGTCGTCACTAGGACCGTCTGGTTTGGTCTGTGACATATCAGGTCTGCTTGCCTGATCTTTTTTTATTTGTTTATGTGTTGCTCTATCTTTATCATAAAGATCTCTATTGAACTCACCAGTCTTAGGATCTTTATACTTAGGGTTTTTGACGTTTGGACGTTTGAATTTTAGGTTTTTAGAAGCAGGTTTAGTTACTTTTGCTGTACCCTTTGCTGCATCACCTGTTGCCTTTGCACCAGTCTTTGCTGCTTTGGCACCTGCCTTCGCTGCTACTTTACTACCTTTAGCTGCTGCTTTACCACCTACTGCTGCTGCTTTTGCTGCTGCTTTTCCAGCGACTGCAACACCTTTTGCTATACCAGCGACTACTGGAGCTACTTCTTTTACGTTTTCCATGTGTTTATTTAGACTGCCCCATTTGCTTCAACATCTTCTGTAGATCAGAAGTGCTACCCACAAACATGGCGTTGGTTACATTCTTAGGTCCTGATTTGTCTTCTTCAAGATCTTTCATTTTTTTCTGTAGATCAACTAACTTATCAGTTGTGTCTGCAACGTGCTTGATCAATTGACCTGCCACTTCATATGCTCTAGGATGTTGTGAATCCTGACAAACATCAAGTATACCGTTGACTGCCTCTTGTCCTTTCTCTACAAGATTATATAATTGTGCACGACTATATTCATAATCCTTTGTAGGATCATCTTGGTCACTAGACTTTTGACTTAGTTTTTTCTTTTCACGAACTATCTCAGATTTCACATCTAGTGCCTTATCAATAGCATCATAAGAGTTTGACATTTTGTTCCAAATAATGACGGGCAAATATTCGGAGTATTCGGGGTATTTTTAATTATTTAGATATCAGTACCTTGAACTGTACTATACTCTAGTCCATCAGCATCAAAGAATGACTTGCTTTCTGTAAATCCAAACTCGTCTCCCACCTCTATGAGTGCATTGTCTTGAGCATCAACTTGATTTATAGTGGCACCTGAGTAATGCTCTGCTAACTTGCTACCAAACTGTGCTCTTTGTACCAGTAGATTAGTGCCATTTATTTCTCTGATCCTCATGACTTCAGAGTCAATTTGGATATATGTATTAGTAGATAATGATGCAGCAGATGATACTGAGATGAGAGTTTGTTTTGTAGTCAACTCAGCAGTGATAGTTGTTGCAGTGTCACTATTATAATCTTTGACTGCTTGTGGCACCACAGTATATCTTTGTGCTCTTGGTGCTCTGATAGCAGTAGAGTAATCGATTTGTACCTTCTTGATAATACCAGACTCGTCTGTTGGTATCTCGGAGTAGAAATATGTTTTTGCTATAAAATCAAGATCGTATTGTATGAATCTCCTTGTAGAGAAATCACCCTCATACTCATCAACAAAAGATACATTTGCTAATGTGAAAGGTATATCTCTTTTTTCCTCTACACCCTCTAGCATATTTACAGTAACGTTATATGATGGTTGAAAGTGTGGTAATATTTGTTCTACTATTTGTAAAGCATCGTCTTGCTGTTTTGTTGCAAAACTGAGTCTAAATCCTATCTCGTAGGGTACTGGTAAAAATATTTTTTTGTGTTTAGTTTTATCTGACCCCTTACCTGTAAATTTAGTTATTGGTGATGACTTACGACTTGGATCATAAGCATATGATGTAATCTCAAATGAAATTCTTGGTAAACTTATAGCAACATTATCATCAAAGTTTGCTTGTTGTTCTATCCTTGCAAGAAATCTTTGCATAGGTCCGTAAGCAACAGGCACTTTGATCTGACTTATTGCTTTACCATCAGCAGCATATTTCTTAATTTTTATATTGTTGAACAATGTACCGAAAGCAATAACTGTCTTTCTTATCGTCTCATTGTAAAAATAACTTCCTAACATTATGCTACATTACTATTTGTTTTTTTCTTGACTAGATCAAGAGGTAAAGAGAAACCTGTCATTTTTTTAAAGAGCATGTTCTCTTTTGCTTTCTGACCTTGATCTCTAATGAATGAATCGTATCTGCCAGATTGTTTACCATACATCTTTGGTGTTTTACTTAGATTTTCTAAGAATTGTTTGAATGTAATCATACCTCTCCAAATGGGTTTCTTTCTGTAAAGTCTAAGATGCTTGATGTTGAGAGATCTTGTATCTCATCACTTGTTTCGTAAGCATCATCGTCATTGTAATCAATACTATCTAGGGTGTATACAGCAGTACCATATCCAACGTTGACAATATTCTCACCCACTGCAAAGTCTCCAGATAGATTTCTAGCGAGCAGTGTATTAGTTTCAGTATCCCACTTAGTAACAAATGCTGTGGTAAGTGAGGATTCACCTGTAATAATTTCACCATACTTGAACGTGCCACTTCCTATTGTAGATGCAGCACCAACAGTAATGGTTGGGGCAACTGTGTAACCATAACCTGCGTTTGTTACAATTATTGAATTGACCTGATTAGTTGTGGTGTTGATAGTTGCTGTAGCGATACCTGTAAATCCACCTGCAGGTGCAGTGCCAAATGTTACAGTCGGTGGAGTAAAGTATCCTTGACCAATAAAACCAAGTGTTACAGGACCTATGACACCATTAGTACCAACTCCAGCTATCGCTGATGCTCCTGTGCCTTTACCATCCTCAGTTACAAATT